GCCGCCCGGATAGTAGGTGAAGCGGTTGGCCATTACGGCCGATTCCAGCGCTTCGCTGGCGGCCTGGCCGTGATACCAGACGTGGGTCCGGAAATACTGTTTCTGCTGGCACTTGGAAGCGATGTCGGTATCCACGGCCGCGTCGATGATGCCGGCCTGCGCACTGGATACGCCGAACAGGCAGCCGTTGGACTCGACCCATTCGGCCGCGTCGAGCACGTCCTCCGGCACCCGGCTGGCCAGCGCCACACCGTACCAGTCCGAAGATTCGCGCCGGCACGCGGTGAGCGCAGCGGTGGGCGTCTCGGTGCTGGTGGGGATCGCCAGCGCGAGATTGCCCTTGATGGACACCGCGATGGCGGCTTCGGCGTCGGTCGCCGTGATGGACACTTCGGCGCCGACGGCAGCCGCCTCGACCGGCGCAGCGGACGCGGTGATGGCGGCCACCAGCCCGGCAGCGATGGTGGTGGGCGTGCTGTCGGCCAGGCCCGTGAATTTCGCGTCGGCCGTCTGGACGGTGCCGTCGGCGGCGCGCCATTTCATGGTGACCGTGTAATCGGCGACGCTGGCGCGCGTGACAGTGACGCGCGAGGTCTCGACGTGACGCCGGCCGACGAAGATGCGCGGCACGGTCGGGATCTGCTTGAACGCGTCGCGCACAGCGATGTAGAGCGGGTCGGTCTGGCCGATGCCGAGGTCCAGCAGCTCCGATGCCTCCGTGACCACCAGGACGCGGTTGATATCCAGAGCGTGCGCGCCCAACACCAGCACGTCGGAGAAGTTCTGCTCCTTGATGGCCGTGGTGTTCAGGGAGATCGCCACATTGACGATCCGGTCGATATTTGCCATTTGCGGCTCCAAAAATAAAAAAGCCGCCTACTGGCGGCCGGATGGCGAAGACAGTCGCGCTACGGCGCGGGCGCGGCTGTCGCGATGAATGGAATTTCAGGCATGTCGGTCGCGCCACCGGAGGTCGTGAAGGCGCCCTGCACGGTCTCGATCACACCCACGTTGGCGGCGAAGTCGCGGGCATAGCGAATGCCGAGCTCCAGCACGCCGCGCCGCTCGTAGCGCGAGGCATCGCGCAATATCGGCAGATCCTGCAGGCGGCCCACGTCGAACACAGCTAGGCCCAGGGCCTCGGCGCGCTCCTCGTATAACGGATGCCGGAGCTTGAGCCCGATCTCGTCCAACCTGTCGTAGGCATGCGGCCCATACGCCTGCAGCTCGACCGTTGCGTCGTCGTGCTGGCGCACTGCCTGCATGCCGTCGTCACTGACCCGGCCTGCCTCGGCGCTGCTGGCCTGTGTCCAGCGGATCGCCAGCGTGATATAGGGCATGGCCGGCCGCCGCCCGTTCTCGTCGGCGAATATCACCGGCACGCCGCCGGCGGCCGCCTCCACCAATTCAAAAATTGCGTCGTGCGGCTCCATTCCTGCTCCTGATTAATCCGTACCGATGGGACTATTGGCGCGCCTGCGCGCCAACTCGGCACAGCCCTCCCCGGTGACCTGGAAACCCCAGCCGGGTCTGGGAAAGTCTCCCGGACGTTTAGCCCCGTCCGGCCCGGTCCAAGCAGCCGGGTACCCATGGGCGTGTCAGGGTGCGTCATCGGTTTCTGCTGCGGCGAGTAGCACGGCCAGGTAGCGGTAGTGGGAGATCACGCCCGACCGCCAGGGCGATACCCCCACCAGCAGGTACTCACCCGCCAGGGGCCCGGCATCCCACAAGAGGCGGTCGCCGTTGGCCCAATCTTGCCCTGCGACGTTCAGGGTCGCGTCGGTGTAGATTCGCACGGCCGCGCGCACGCGCCGGCCCTCGGGAGCGGCCTGCAGCATGTCGTAGTCGCCCGCCTTGGCTGGCTGCACGGACGCGGCGATGGTGATGTCCGCCAGGGCGGCACCGTCCACCCAACGCCCGCGCTCGTACTGACCCGGCGCGCGGCGCCGGATGGTCTGAGGTCGGCGAAATCCCATGGCCTACACCTTCCGGTATCGGATGGCGTTCACCATCACGCCGTCATCAATCAGCGGCACGTCGCTGCCCTTCTTCTTCACCGTGGACGGCGCGTTCGGCTTGGCCCACTGCTTGGATTGCTGTACATGCGCCTTCTGGTGCTTTTCCGCGAAGGTGCCCAGCTGGTCCAGGGCGTTCTCGACGCCGAGCCGGCCGTCCTGCACGGCGAGCGCCATGCGGTCCATGGCCTGGCCCAGCACCTTGTTGTTCTTTTCGGCAAAGTCCCGCATGAAGGGGCGTGCCGGAATCGTCTCGGTGCCGAACTCGTTGTAGATGGCGATGTCGAGCAGGTCGGTGCCGCTCTGCGGATCCGCGCCGGCGTCATCTTGGATCCCGAATTTCACGCCGCGCCCGTCGATGGCACGGGATAGCCGCACGAACTCGTCAAAGCCCTTGTCGATGGTTTTAGCAGACACGAGGGCATGTCCTCACAGTTGCAGCGCCGACACGGCACAGGCGCGCCAAGCGCTCGTACTGGCCGTAAAAACCGGCCGGGTCATCGGCGCCTTCGACGCGGCCATACGTGCGCTGTAGGTCGCCCTCTTTCTCGCTGATCACGCCGGGCCGCGGCGTCACGCCATCAGCCTCGGCGGCGCGCTGCAGCTTGATCCCGTACAGCAGCCAGGCCGCGTACCAGACCTGCGCCTCGTCCTGCCGCTTTTCGGGCAGGCACGCTGGCCGGTAGTCCGCCGCCACCTGCAGGGCGCGCTGCTTTTCATCGGCCGGCATGGCGGCCACCGCCGGCGCCAGGAAATCCAGGTCTTCCACGGTGGCCGCCATACTCACGCTCCCACCTGGGCCTTCATGGCCTCGTAGAGACCCTGCAGCTCGGGCTTCTTCGCGTCGGGCTCATAAGAGACCTGGTTCTTGTCGAGCCACGCCTTGAGCTCGTCCACCGTGACTGGCTCCTTCTCGTCGCCCTCGGCAGCCTTGCGGGCCTTCGCGGGCTTGGCCTTCGCGGCCTCGTCGAGGTCGGCCGGGGCGTCGGCCTCTTCGAGCAGGCCGCGCTTGACGAGATCCTGCACGCCGCGCAGCTCGGGATCCACCATCGCGCCATGCGTAGGCGCGATCACCGTGTGATTGCCGATGTTGATGACGGCCTTGGCCTTGTTCACGAGGTACTTGAGCGCCATTACAGATCTCCTTTGGCCATGGACAGCGGGTAGTACACGACCACGCCGCCCGCGCGTGCCAGGCAGGGCACAACCAGCTCCAGGCCGCGCGCCTGTGCGGGCAGCTGGTTGAACGGCATGGGCAGTTCCATCGAGAGGTTCTCCTCGCTGAATTCATAGGCCATGATCAGATCCTTGCCGCCCGTGCCGGCGCCCTCGAACTCGGCGGCGGCGATGATCTGCAGGCCCGGATGCTTGTCCAGGAAAAACTGGCCCACGGTTTTGCCGTTGGAATCCGGCAGCCGCGTGGAGAACAGCTTGCTGCGATGCTTGGTCGGCAGGACGATACGCGTGGGCGTGTGCACGCCCTTGGACTGGGTCGGCACCGCGTCGTAGATCGTGTCCAGGTCCGCCAGCATCTGGTCCGGCGTGGCGGTCGTCAGCCAGTTGCCATTCAGGCCGACGACGATGGGCACATTGGGGTGGTTGGTCAGGCCATAGAGGCCGTATTTCGTGTCGCCGACCAGGGCCATCTGGTTCAGCTTCACCTCCACCGCCTTGCGCGCCGCCGACGCTTTGCGCGTCGGCAGGTTGGTGCGGTTGGCCTGCGCCGCCCGGATTTCCATGACGCTGTAGCCGTAAGCGTCGCCGATGTTTTTGACAGAGGCCGTTTTTTCTTGGCCCTTCACGTCGGCGCGCGGCAGGTCCATCGCATAGTTCGACACGATCCTGGCCATGCCGACCTCGTCGAACATCATGTACGTGAACGTCTCGGCCCACTCGGGCACCTCGGTGGAGATGGGCACCAGCTGCAGGCCCACCATGGGGGGCAGCTTCTTGTCATAGGTGCGCGACTTGACGTAGTCCAGCTGGCGCGCAGTGAAGAGGCCCTCGTCCTCGCGCATGCCAGCCACCAGGCCCACGGCCTGCACCGCCGGCAGGTCGGCCTCGTCGTAGTGCTCGTGTTTGTCCATTGTGATTCCCAATGAAAAGAGCCCCGTGAGGGGCCCTGGTTTGATCGAATCCGGCGCCTGGGGTCAGGCAGCCGGCGGGGTGGCGAACGGTGCGGAGAGCTCGATCAGCGCGATCTTGCCACCGGCCACGTCCACAGCGCCGGAGCGGAACACCGCGTTCGGCACCGCAGTGGCGCCGTCATCGGAGACCGTGCCGTCAGCCGCGCACTTCACCGGGCCGTCTTTGGTCACCGCGCCGCCCGCGGTAACGATGGCCCAGCCGCGGCGCACGCGCAGCACGCTGACGCAGTCGAATTCACGGTAGCCGCCATCGCGCGGAATGGTGTGGGTGTGCAGCGCCAGGCCGCGAATTTTCGTCCCCGGCCCCGCGACAATGCGGTCGTCGGTGGTGTCGCCCACGATCACGCCCGGGCGGATGTCACCGGCGGCGGCATAGGATTCGACATCGTCAAAGCCCAGGTCGGCCTTCATGCCGGCAAAGGCCGCGTCCATACGGTCATCGTAGATAGCCATCATTGGCCCCCTTTCTTCAGATTGGCGATGTAGGCGGCACGCGCCGAGGCGGAACCGTCGGCGCCGTCCTCACGCTGGCCGCCCGGT